CCAAATAAGAGCCAGATTCTATTCAAAACCTACTCGCAGTATCAGAACAACCCTACTTTCATCGAAGGCGCGGAACTTGGTTCTAAAGGTGCTACATGGCACAATATCGGGGTTTGGTTGGACGAATACCTACTTGGTGAGGATTTGATTAGCACAATGCGTTTCCGTCTCGCTACCCGCAACAGTAAAATGCTTGTGACGTTCACACCTATTGATGGCTGGACTGAGGTTATTAAGGACTATCTCGACAAGGCTAAGACCATCGAAACTCGCCCAGCCGAACTGTTGAATGGTGAGATTTTACCATACATCCAGCATAGCCATAAGCGCAACGCTTCGATTCATTACTTCCACACTATCGACAACCCGTTTTCTGGCTATGCACGACTAGCAAACGACCTAAGAAACGAATCCCGCGAGAAAATCTTAATCCGCGCATACGGTGTTCCCGTGAAATCTCAAGCCACCAAGTTCCCTAAATTCAACAAGGAAGTGAACGTGATTCCGCATGAAATGATCCCTACTAAGGGGATTACGCGATACCACATTATCGACCCTGCTGGTAGTAAGAACTGGGCTATGTGCTGGATTGCCGTAGATGCGAGTGATACCTATTACGTTTACCGTGAATGGCCCGATACTACGGTTGGTGATTGGGCTGAGTGGAAGAACGGTAAATGGATGCCTGGCGAGGGAGCGAAAGGACTTGGCTACGGCATGAAGGATTATGTCGAACTAATCCGTGATCTTGAGGGTGAGGAAGAAATCTACACCCGTATTATCGACCCGCGCCTTGGAGCTGCAAAATATCAAGCGCAAGACGGCAGCAGTTCCATTATTGAAGATTTAGCAGAGAACGATATGATTTGTATTCCCGCGCCAGGCTTAGACATTGAGGACGGATTACAAGCCTTGATTTCTAAGATGAGTTGGGATACAAGCAAGCCGATGGATAGCATCAACCGACCTAAGTTTTACGTTAGTGAAGAATGTGGTAACTTTATCGCTGCACTATCTGAATATACGGGCGAACAAGGGCTTAAGGAGGCGCACAAGGATTTTATCGACTTAGCTCGTTACGCGGCGATCTACGGGATAGATCATGTTGAACCTCATTCATTGCAAATAACCAGACAAGGCTCAGGAGGATATTAAAATGGATCAAGACACAATAATTATGGGGCAAATACCCAAAGGGTTTTGCTTAACATCTGAAATACTAAAAGAAATACAATTTAAATGGGTTGCAGAAGGAAGACCGTTAACCGAAGATGAAATAATAGCAATACGCGATATACTTAAAGAAAAACCTAAAAAACAGATTTAAATTATGGAAACTAAACGCAGGGGCAGACCCCCAACAAAACAAGCAACAGAAGCAACCGCTGAAGAAACCCCAAAGGATAACACCCAAGAACCAGTTGAAATCTTCGTTATCAAGCAATGCCCAAATCGGGTGTGGCTACGAGGAACTACCCGTGACCATGTTCTTGCTTATGTGAAAGTTCAGAAAGAGTCGATTGCGGCTAGTCTGGTCGGGAAATGGGTTAAGGGAACAAAGATTGACGGGGCAGAGGAAAACCATTATACATTCTTCGCATGAATTACGAATCTGACCGCGACGAGGCTTTAACTTACTTACAAAGTGAGCCAGATGTAGGTATTCTGCAAATGGAATACGACCGTGCGCGGTTGGATCAAGATGAATACGTGATGGCTTGTGAACGCGCTTACAATGATAGGCGTAACATTTGGCCTGGCAAAAGCCTTGATATGCGTAAGAAGGGGGCTAACGCTTTCCCTTGGGACGGTGCTTCCGATATGGAGGTAAACGTCATTGGTGAGCGCATTGACACCTATGTTTCGTTGCTTACCCAAGCACTTGACCGTAGCCATATTAAAGCGTTCCCAACTTCGCACACTTCCTTGGCTAAAGCTTCTGTGGTTTCTATGTTCCTTAAATGGATGCGTAAAAGCTACATTCCTGACTTTAAGAAGCAGATGGAGCTTGGGGCAAACCACCTGCTTGAAAAAGGAATTATGATTTCCTATGTGGGTTGGAAGCGCGAGAAACGCACGTTTAAGCAAACCGTCACGCTTGAGGAACTGCAAGCCCAGCTTCCCGAGCGTCTGGAGATTCTACTTGGTGAGGACGTAGCCGCAGCAGAGGCGATGGTTAAAGACGCTTTTCCTGACATGGGAATGGGACGAGTTAAGAAGGCTGTCCGTGAGCTTAGAACGAACGGAATTACCGAAGTAAGTATCCCCCGTATGTCGGTTGACTGCCCAATTACGCTTAGCTGTGAACCCGATGGAGAGGTTGTATTCCCGTCTTACGTCACCGACCCGCAACGCTCACCATACGTCTTTTGTAGGACTTTCTACACACCACAAGAGCTTGAGAAAAAGGTTGTAAGCGAGGGGTGGGACAAAAAGTGGGTGAAGGACGCTATTGAGAAGCTTAAAGGCAAGGATAACTATTCATACGAAACTGCTAGCGAAAGAGCGCAACGCCGCGACTTGGGCGAGGACGACGATAGAGTAATGATTATTTACGCATACCAACGCCTGATTGACGAAGAAGACGGCAGCGAAGGTATCTACTGCACCGTGTTTAACCCTACCGCAGATGGTTACGCGAAGAACGAGCTACTGAACGGCTATGACGATTATCCTTTCGTTGTAACACGTTTGAACGACAACCAAAAACGAATGTATGAAACCACTTCGTTTTCCGATATTCTGCGTGGCCCTCAGTGGCAGGTCAAAACCGAGCGTGATAGCCGTATCGACCGTGCAAGTATGGCGACCTTACCGCCGCTATTCCACCCAGCAGGACACCCGCCGAAAGATTGGGGGCCAGGCAGACGTTTACCTTACCGCCGCTTAGGAGAAATTGCTTACGGGCCGATCCCACAGTTTGACCCAGGCAGCGAGCGAATCGAAGCGCAAATGATTTCCCAAGCTGACAAGGCTGTGGGGCTTGATATTGAGAACCCGCTTTCCGCGCTTCGTCAGCAATTCTACGTGAACAAGTTCCTTGACCATGTTAAGGACGTTCTTGCGTTGGCGTTCAAGTTGTATCAGCGCATGGGGCCAGATGAGGTTTTCTTCCAAGTGACGGGAAGCCCTGACCCACAAGTGATGAGCAAAGGTGATGCTGATGATAATTTTAGTATTATGGTATCGTTCGACACTCGCGAGACTGACCCAGAAGCGGTGGAATCGCAGATGAAGAACATGGCTACTTTAATGCAAATTGACCGCAACGGAAGAATCAACGTGGACAAACTGCTTGAGCTTCTTGCCGCGCAAGTAAACCCATTCTTAGCAGATTATATCCTGCAACCTGCCGAGGAAGCGCAAGACAAGATGCTGAAAGATGTGTCTGACGACTTGACCAAAATCTTCTCTGGCATTGAAGTTCCAGCTCGTCCAAACGGTGCGGATTTTGCGATGCAACTTATCCAATCCTATGCTCAGCAGCCAGATATTATGCAAAGACTACAGAACGATGAGGCTTTTGCAGCACGTATAGAAAAATACGTTGGTCAGTATCGGATGATGCAGATGCAAGCGCAGAACGCAGTCACGGGACGTATCGGAACGCAGGAAGCTAATGTAGGCGGGGTATCGACGCAGAACATGGAAGGATAATCTATGAAAAAACGCTTTAAGAAAGTGGTTGTCAACCCTGAGACGGGCAGAGAGAATACGATTCGTTATGGCTTGGCAGGAATGTCTAGCGATGGCAAGGATCGCATTAGACCATCTACGAAAAAGGCAGATTCCTATTGCGCGAGATCAAATGCCATTAAAGGCGATTGGAGAGATGATAAGAACTCACCAAACCAGTTAAGTCGGAAAAAATGGAAATGTCGCGGAGACAAATCCATGCGCTAAACAATCCTTACTAAAATACTAATGATTCCACGACCAACACTAGAGCAATCGGTAGCCAGCCTTGGTGACCGCGATGAATACAAAACAATCTTAGACTTTATCCGTGATGAGCGCGATAGATTCTTTAGCGATATGCGCCAAGCAGCAACGCACGAAGATGTGATGAAGCTATGTGGTTCTATCGCTACGGCAGACGAGCTTCTGCTTGTTCTCACGCCAGAAAAACCAGTTATCAAGTAATTCTTGACTACTGAATTGAGTTATGGTTGATTTTCTCCGCAGATAGTTAGTGTCTTTTCTATTTGTTGTTTGTGTGCGGTGGTCGTTCTTGGTCGGGTGGCCACCGCGCCTTTTTTTCGTTGGTTCGACATAGTAAACCGCCTCGTCAGGTAAAATCTGGCGGGGCGTTTTTGTTTGTGTGGATTTAGTTTAATCGGGCGTTTAACATTAGTGTTTGACTAATGATTAGTGTTTTGCTAAGGATTAACCCAGATCGCCACCGCCAAGGCGTAAACTGGTGTTAAAAACATGAAAGCAAACCAAAGCTCCGTCGCTGGGGAGGATAATTCCAGTGTATCAGAAAACCTTAGTTCAGAGGCTCTAATCGCGCAACTGACCCAAGGATCAACACAAGAGGTAGAACAAGAAGTGGAAGCCGAAGAGGTTGAAGCGGAAGAATTGCCAGAAGGCGAAATCGAAGAGATTAGCGAACTGCAAGAAACCGATGAAACTCAAGAGGAAGAAACGGAAGAAGAAGCCGCTGATGAGATAGACCTGCTTAGTCTTTCACCTGAGCAAATCCAAACACTAGCAAAGAAAGGCAAAAGCCGCCTTCTTGAGCGTATCGGGGAACTGACCGCGCAGAAGAAAGCCTTGCAATCCCAACTAGAGGAAATTGGAACAAAGCCTCAGGTAAAGGCTATCCCGAAAGAACAGAACCCATTTGGGGAACTTACAACTGCCGAAGAAATCAAGGCAAAGTATGACTCCTTTGAAGCCACTCTGGAAACTACGGATCGGTTGCTTGAGGAATATGATGATTACAGCGCGGACGATATTATCCAAGTTGGAAGTCAACAGTTCACCAAGAAACAGATTAAGCTGGCAAACCGTAACGCAAGGGACGCGATAGCTAAATACTTACCCGCCCAAGCTGCACATTTGCAAACCATTGAGAACTATAAAACTAGCAATCTCCAATGGCAACAGTTAGCGAAGCAGGAAGTGCCAGAAATCAACGATGAGGAATCAAGCGTTGGTAAAGCATATCAGGAACTTGTAAGTGATCCTTTGGTGAGTGAGTTGAAAGAAAAGCTGCCGCACTTAGGGGTTCAAATCGAGTATCTACTAGCACACGCCGCAAGGTCAAAATTTGGAACTGCCAAGAAAGTAGCGCAAGGCGCGGGAATGAAGTTGAAGGTGAAACCACCCGCTTCTCCCGTTGGAGCTGGAACGTCACGACAAGGGCAAGGACAAAACAGCAAATATGCTGAAGCCATGAAGCGGTTTGAACAAAGTGGCTCTGCCGAAGATTGGGTTGCCGCACAGAAATACAAATGAAATTCAAACATCTAAACACCTAAAATTATGCCTATTTCAACTACTTATCAACCTAGCGCACCTAGCACTAGCTCCGCAACTGGTTCAGCCGTTGGCAACCGCGAAGACCTTTCTTCGATGTTGACCATGCTTGAGCCTGAACAAACCCCAATCAGCTCGCTTTGCTCCAAAGGCAAGGCTTCTGGTGTCCTCCATGAGTGGGTTATCGACGGGCTTGACACCCCATCTGCAGACGGCATCAACGAAACCTCTGACGTTACCTCGTTCGCGAACAAATTCGCTAACCGTGGTCGTCTTGGTAACTACACCCAAATCTTCCGCAAGGACTTCCTTGTTTCGGATTTGCAAAATGCCGTTTCCAGCGTTGGCCCTGCCGATGTTGCCCAAGCAAAAGCAAAAGCTCTTCGCGAGATTAAACGCGATATTGAGTTTGCCGTCGCTTCCGCAAATGATCGTCAAGCCGAAGATGGTGTGAACCCATACAAACTTCGTGGACTTGGTGACTGGATTGATTCCGCAGGGCCGTCTGACGTTCCTGCTGCGTATCGCACCCCAGCAGCATCCATCCTTAGCGCAACGCTTACAGAGCAAACCTTGAACAACGCCCTTGGCAGTATCTTTAGCGAAACTGGCGAAATGGGTAACTTGACCTTGGTTGCGAACGTGGCTCTCCGCAAGGTGATTGCTAACTTCACCCGTGCAGAAGGTTCTACAACCGCAACTCCGTATAACATCAACGAAGATGCCACCAGCCGCCGTATCACCCTCAGCGTTTCGCTGTTCGATACCGACTTTGGCACGATCCGTATTGTCAACGGAAACCCTGCTTGTATGCCAACTGCTACAACCAACATCGGCTACATCATTGATCCTAAATACATCGGTATGGCTAACCTCCTTCCTCTGGAGTCTGTTATGCTTGAGAACCAAGGTGCAGGTGATCGCGGCTACGTCAAATGTGCAACTACCCTTGTGTGCAAATCGCCACAAGCTCACGGTAAAATTGCCTACTAATTAAACTAGCCCTTCCGTCACAATGGCGGGAGGGCAAAACCTTAACTTAATAAATATAATTACCATGAGTGCATATAAACTTGTAAATAACGAATCCGCAATCCGCACGTATGTTTACGTTGCAGATGTTCAAGAAATCAAAGATCACGCAACCAGCGCAAACCAAGCTACTATCGGGGTTATTCCTGCTGGTGGTGCGGTGGCTTTCGCCTATGCCTACGAAGAAATCGCCCTTGTGGGTGCTTCTGACATTACGCTTGACGTTGGCACAACTGCTGGTGATCCAGATGAGTTCATCGACGCTTGGGATGCTGATGCTGGCACACCTGCTTGCAATACTGGTGACGCTTGCGTTCAAGTTGCTGGAAACAGCACCTACCTTGCTGGCTGGAAGCCTGTGGGTATCGCTACCACCGCTACGCCAATCTTGGCTGAGTGGAACGGCACGGTTGCCAGCTTGACCGCTGGTAAAATTGTCGTGGTTGTCGGAGTGATCGCACCTGGCGACTTCTAAGAAATCCAAACCCATAGGTGGCGGGAGGTTCAAATCCTTCCGTCACCTATTTACCTTTACACAAACAGCAATGATTATCAGACCTAGCGAAGAAGCAATGACACACGCTTTTATCCGTGAAATTATTACGGGGGAGCAGCTTAAAAGCGAGATTACGCAACACAAGCGTGAGAAAGAAGCGGCACAAGTCGCTAAAGAATACCGCGATAGAGGGCGGCAAAAGGGGGCTAGAATGACCCATTTAGCGGAGATTCCACAGCGCGAATACCTACAAATGGTTCAAAAATATGGAGAGGCTTGCTGGAGTGACCGCGAGTTTATCCGAGATTTCCAAAAACACGAACCTACATTGGCAAGCAACAAGATTTCGACAATGGTTGAAATTTGATGTGCTTGAAACTTTTTTGAATTACTGATACTTTCCGCTCATGCAGACAAAGAATTACACAACTGATTTGCTCCCGCTGATTAAGTCATTGTGTGGAACTGAGTTTGCTACGATTGAGCTTCCCCGTATTAGGGCGATGGTCAACAGCCGTGCTAAACGGGCGTTTAGAGCTAGCGACTTCTGGCCTCGCTTCTTGGTAGTGGGTGAAGAGCGGGCTGTGACAAACGGCTATGTGCCTTGGGTTGAGGTTGGTTTGAATTCCGTCGATACGTTTATCCGTTTGCATAGAACTGAACCATTCCTTGCATCTAGCGCACAAGATTTTGACTTTTATGTGGATAATACGGGCGCAAAACCGATTGACGGGCCTTTGAATAGCTCAACGGTTTTCGTTACTTACAAGATGCAATGGACAAATAGCTACGGTGATGGCTCTAATGGCACGACTTTGCAAGTTCCCGATGAGTGGTTTGAGTATCTGGCGCACGGGGTTTACTCCGATTGGTTACGTGCTGAGGGACAAATGGAGAAAGCCGTAGTAGCAGACCAAGAGGCTATGGACAAGCTTACTGACGAGCTTCTGAGGGTTGACGAAATGCGTTCAAGCACATTGGTTTCAACAAGGATTTCAACAAACGCGAATATGCAATCACGCTGGGCTTACTAATATGAATTACTCTTTAGCAAATAAACTTGGGGGAAGTTGCATCAATACATTAACTCAAGAAGCAAAGGCATACCAAGACGCGCATGGCATTTCAAATGCCGCAGCGCATAGAATTTCTAGTTTCTTACGAGGGCTTTCAGATATTGGTATTAGAAGTAATCTTCTTGACGGAGCAGTTCTTAGGGCTGACTCGCAACCGAGTTCTGGAGATTCTATTCCGTCGCTATTTGGTTTGTCTAATCTTACGATAACGGGTTCACCATCAAGATTGAGAAACGGAATATATTTCAACGGAAGCTTGCAATATGCAACGGGCAATATCGTTTCCAGTTCTGGTGCAAGGACTTTCGTGGGACTACATTGTGGAACACTTGACAACACTAACGCCACTAACCAACCAATTTTCCGTCTCTCAAACGGCTTGACAACCACTAGCTTAGCGATGAGCAATAACGGTTCGTCGTTTGGTCAAGCGGTAAGCTTTGTTACAACTTTGAGAACAACTTCTGGCAATCCAGGCTGGAGTCGTAACACCACAAGTATTGCAAGTGTTTCACTCCGAGACGATGCGGCAGTTGGAGCGTCTTCATTTTCGATGCGAAGATTAAATGCTGTCAGCGGGACGACATACAGCAGAACGTCAACACAAGGCGAGGCTTCACATACACTTAATCGCCTTAGAATGTGCCTTTTTGCCAATAATAATGAAACATCAATACTTAGTAGTATTGAGCGCACAATTCCAGCTTGGTTTCTTTTTTCTAAGGCTCTTTCTGATACTGAGGAGGACGATTTACAAACATTGATTGGTCAAACCGTGATTCCCAAATGGAGATATGTGTTTGAAGGTGACTCAATTCAGGCAAGCTATATTGGTGGGCGTTATTCAGACAAAGGCGTTTGGAAAGGGGCTAATTTATTTGCTACCAATCTTGCGGTTGGTGGTGCTGGTGCAGTAGAACGAGCCGCTGCCATTGGGGGGAATGGCTTAACCACATCAAATATCGCCAACGATATGCCAACCGTAGTTGACATTGCAGCAGGAACAAATGATCTTGGAAACTACTCAGCCGCAGCTCGTCCAGTATCAACGATACACGCAGCACTTAGAACTTTATGGGCGTTTGTCCGCAGCACAAATCCAAACGCGCTAATCTGTGCCTCTACGGTAATGCAATCTAGTTACATAACTAATCAAAGTAGAGAATCAGACAGAATTGCGTTAAACGATTTGATTAAAGCCGATGAAGGAATTTATTATGATGTGCTTTTTGACAAGGACGCATGGACATTTGAAATGACAGCATCTCGACCAGTTTATACTGATGCGGCAATATTCGTTCAAGACGGTGGAGGAGCTGCTGTGCATCCGACAACAACCATTGGTGGTGGGTCAGATCAACTATTAGCATATATGACTGCTGTTCTTGAACCCGAAGAAGTGATACCATGATATTACAATCACATATCCAAAGAAACAAGCACACCCACGAACTACCTTCCCAAGCCTACGACAATGCCAACTTTAACAGCGCAGTTCCAGAACCATCAAGTGCGATACTTGCCTTGGTGTCGATAATTGCGATGGCACTATTTAGAAGACGGTAGCCAATCTTTAACCATGAAATAATGACAATGCACGAATCCAACACTCACACCTTAGTAAACGGAATAGCTGGGATGGTCGGCAGTTTCATGGCAGTTTTAACTACGTTTCAAGAACAACTTGAATGGTGGATTCGCATTACTGGTGGGTTGCTTGGGCTTTTGATTGGTGCAATTACTTTGTTCAACCTAATTTGTAGATTCTTCAAAAAGCCATGAAATCGTATGAACCAGACGAGCTTGATGGGATTAACATCATTGTTTTCCTGATAACCATTGTCGCTCTAATTACGTATTACCATGCACAAAAATGAGCAAGCGAAGGGTCATATTGGTTCATGGTTTTAACGTGTCTGACGGCGGTGCTGGGACAACGGGTAGGCTTGCAACTCGGCTCCTAGCTGACGGCAATTACGATGTTTCAGAGTTCTCTACGGGCTGGCGTGGGCTTGTCGGGGTTCGTGTATCAAACAAACGCCGCGCACAGCAGCTCGCTAGGGAGATTAAACCAGACGACTTGGTGATAGGTCATTCTGACGGCTGTAACCTAATTGATATGGCTTTACATGAGCTTTCCTCGCTACACCCAGCAAAGGTCAACGTGGTTTATTTTAACCCAGCTCTTGACCGCGACACGGCATTAGCTCCAATAGCATCTAAATGCTTAGTTTTCCATACCGAGTCTGACAAGATTGTTTGGTTATCTAAGTGGCTTGCGTGGCATCCTTGGGGCGAAATGGGGATGAAGGGCTATCGCGCTCTGAAACCAAGGCTACACGACCCTCGTTACGTCAACATTTCTTACGAGTCGATAGGGCATCACGGGCTAGGGCATAGCGGGGTGTTTAAATCTCCTATTGCGGTTTCGGATATTTTAGGCATTATCAAAGACGAGTTCCCCGTAATTCCTAAAGCCATTCCGATACTTGAACCATGACAACCGACCAAATTAAAGCTATTCAAAAAGAAATTGGGACTATCGCTGATGGTTTCTGGGGCGAGAAATCAACCGATGCTTGCAAGAAATATATTCGTAAGTTCATGCCAGCGGGCGCACCTAAACAAGATCAAGCTAGCCTTACCGCCGCCTATGGTGCTGCGGGAAATGAATCCATGCTGATAAACCTTAACGTGGTTGGATATGGGGTTAAATACGATGGCAAACCCGTTAAAACAATACGAGTAAACGGTAAATGTGCAGATTCATTACTTGAGATAGTCAAAGAGCTTTCGACATTTCCAGAAGGTAAAGCAACGCTGGCAGAATTTAACGGCTGCTACAATAATCGCCCTATGCGCGGTGGCTCTTTACCATCACTGCACGCAAGAGGGGCTGCTGTGGATTTCGTGGCTAAAACAAACGGGCTTTATGCTCATTGGCCTACCAAAGCGACAATGCCGTTCAGCGTGATTAAAGTGTTTGCAAAGCATGGATGGCTTAGTGCTGGGGTATTCTGGTCACGCGACGGTATGCACTTCCAAAGAACGGTTTAATTCACCCCAATATACCATGACAAAAAAGACACCCATACCGACCATGAAACTACCTCGCCACGTAAAAATAGCTGGTCAAACCATAAAAGTTCGGATAGGTAAGTTGGAAAATACTTACGGACAATACGAACACGAAGTAAAAACCATTTGGATTTCTGACAACGTGAAAAACGAAAAAGACAAAATAGAAACATTACGCCATGAAATGATGGAGGCTTCTTTGCTTTTATCGGGAGTAGCATGGTGTGAGAAAATGGAAACCGAAGCGGTGGTTCGATGTATGGAGGAAATCTTCTTCCCAAGTTGGAATAAACTAGAATTCTAAATTATGAGCTTTAAAAAATTCATTGTAGCAGGAGACAGCCACGGGGAGCTAATTTGTAAAGAGTCATTTGCGAAACTAATGGGGTTCTGTGATACTTGGAAGCCACATATTCGCTGTGATTTGGGGGATTTGTGGGACTTCGCAAATCTTAGAGGCGGTGCAAGCCCTGACGACAAAGCCCGTTCTTTGTCAGAGGACTATCAGGCTGGCATTAAATACCTAGAAACATTCCGTCCCAACTTGCTTACTTTGGGAAATCACGATTCGAGAATTTGGGAATGGTCACACAGTAAAACAAACGGAGTTATCCGCGATCATTGCCAAGGGTTAGTTGAATCATCCGAGCGGAAATTCAAACAACTCAAAATCACTTGGATTCCATACAAGGTTGGTGCGTATTTAACCCTGCCTGACAGCAAGGTGAAGCTAATCCACGGCTTTCATAGCGGCGTAAACCCAGCTAAAATGCACTATGAGCGATACGGTCAAGTGATACACGGCCACGTACACGCCCCAAACCAATACACGGCACGGCACATTTCTGGCGGGGAAGCACATTCTATCGGTTGCATTGGCGACATTGACCAGATGGATTACGCCGACCGCCACACAGCCAAACTAGGCTGGAGACAAGGTTTTGCATACGGCATCATAAACACAAAGACAGGAGACACAAAAATATGGCACGTAACCAAAGAGGGGGACACTTGGATAAGTCCGCAAGGCATCATTTGAGCGCACTAGACGCTTTCATTAAAACTCAAGCAGAGGCTATCCGACCAAAGCAAAGCGACGAATTCACGTTGCTGGAATACATCGAGAAAATGCGGGGTGAGGGTGTGGAGGTGTCCGCTTCAACTGCCAAAGAGCATATGCAGAGGTTACTAAATGCCAACAGAATAGCAAAAAGATTGCTTATCATCAAAGGGTCTAAAACCAATCTGTTTCGGTTTCTGTAACTCTGACCGATAAACCCAGCCAAATGTCGGTAAATGTCGGTCATTGCCATCAACCCGTTACGATTTGTCACGGTTTGGGCGGGTAATTTGTGACAAATACCACCCATTATTTGTTACGGTTTGGAGTCATACAAAGTAGCTTGTGTTGCATATTTCGGAAATTATGCACAACAAATCGTTGCAATTTCAAGTAGGGGTCAAATTGTCACCTACTTGGATTTCCACTTACCGAGTTCTGAAGCTAGGCCAATTAAAGTGAAAGCCCTTACCGCACTCCCTGATGCGATCCATGACGGGTTCTGGCAGTAGTTCACTCAGCCGCTTACGCTCTTGGTTGGTGATAATGATTGTGGCTAACTTAGCCATGTAGCGTTCATCTATGATGCGCTTGAGTTTTCTTTGCCCGAATTCAGTCTTGACGCATGAATCCAGTTCGTCGATCACCAGAAGCGAGGCTGAAGAGTAGCTGTCCATGACGTTGCGCTCACTTGTAGCGTCCTTGTCATTGCCAAAACTGGAGCGTAGTTCTTCCAGCATCTTGTCTGCCGTGGTGTAAATGGCTGGCATAGGCTTATTTAAGCCGTGAACGCCCACTGTGCGCTCCTTCTGTAGTTTCGCAAGTTCGTAGCTCATGCGGGTCTTGCCTGTGCCACAACCACCCACAAACACTGCTATACCGCCCACCTTCATAACGTCCCTTGCATTCGCGAAATGAGCTAACCACCCATCTCCCTCGCAATCCTCTGGTTTGGTATCTTTAAGCCTTTGGGGAAACCCCTTTAACATTGCCATTTACTTGTCTCCTTGTCTTTGGTTTAGTGAATAAATTATATGATGCGTATTTCGGTTCGTCCTGCTTTTTGAGCTTCTTAATCCAATCTTCTGTGTGTGCTGGAGCAATAGCCTTAGCCTCTGCCGTGTCCAGCATCTTTTCAAGTGCCGCGCTCAGGGAAATTTTTTCCTTACACGCTAGTTTGTGGATTCTCCGATACGTCTCTGGCAGGAACGTCACCATCTTGGCAATCTTTTCCTTGTTGATTGGATCTGCCACCCTGCTTGGGACAAACCGATACTTCTTCGGGTCTATCTCCTTTTCGTTTGAAAATCTGCTCATAATTATCTGCCCAATCTTTGTGGTTGTTTACTCTGCTCCAAGAACCCTTGTGTGAACTCATAACGTCTCTTTCTCTATTTGTTTTTTGCCATCTGCACGAACTCGTTTGTTTTGTGGGCGTTTCATCCAACGTAGGTGCTTCCACCATTCGACGGTTTTAACCCAACCCTTACCTTTACCTGCCGATGCCATGTTTATTGATGTTGTTTTCTTCCGTAAAGAGAAATTAGCGCAGAATCTATGATTCCGTCATTCAAAATCTTACCTTTCGGCTTCTTCGTGGGAAACTTTACGTCAGGCCAGTTAGCCAATGCAAACGCTTGTTCGCTTACCTTCTTGCCTTTCACCTTGGACTTACCAAGCAAATCTTTCTGCCAGGTGTTCGCGCTAATCCCGTGCCAAACAAGGTTTTTCGTCTCCAGCATCCCGCGAATACAATGGAAGCTACTCGCCATAGACAGAGCTGCACCGAGTGATTTACTCCCACAAGGTTCTTCCACGTAGTAAACCGCATAATTCAAACGCCCGTTTAAATTAGCCATCAACCAGCGGTAGAGTTCCTGAATGTCGATTTCATTCTTTCCACGCCGCTCTTTCACAGGCATTGCAGTCATAGCGATAATATCCCCCGTGTGCTGGCTGATTACCGTTACGCCGCCCGTAAGCCCGTTGTCTATCCCTACCACGCACGGCAAAGGCGCGTATTCCTCCACCAGATGCCCCATAGAATCCATGAGGTTCTTAGCATACTGAATGTCCATGTCGTCAGGCACGAAGTCAGCGTAATTCGTCATGGCGTAACTAATAACCTCGCCTTCCTCCATTAAGCTTCCGTCTATGTAGATTTGTGTTCTCATATTATTTTTAATTTCTTTCCCGCAATCTTGGCAATAGTAACCCATTGGCGTTGTTCTTGAAAACCAAGGCTCTTTATTGCTATTGCAGTTTTTACATTTCATACTCCGCACATTCCCTCACATTCTGCTTGGAAATCCCAAACTTGCTGCCCTTTGTCCTCGTCGTTATCAAAGTCCACTTCGCCTAAAGGCTTACATGAATTGTGCAAATAAACCTCCATTTTCATTCTCCTATTGTGGTATCTGTGAGTCATTCGTAAAAGCCTATCAAACTCTATTGCAAGGCGGAACTCATGCGGTTCTTCATCCCTAAGCCTACGCCATTCGGTATCACTGTGGAAGGGGCAATAGTAACACGCCGATCTTGGTGGCTCTGGATAACCATTGTTCTTCATCCAATCTAAACACATCTGGCGAGACATTCGCATTTCGATTAGCGGCCACCTGTGTTGAGTCCACGCAAATCTACTACCTTTCATGCGCTGTAATTCATCCCAGCTAATCCCAATCCATTGTGTAACGGTGCATTTTTTTTGACCTCTTGTTATCCCACACGCCTCTTTTATCTTTTTTAAGATAGGAAGAATTTTGTAGTCATTGGTGCATTTCCGACCAATAGCTGCGGTTTTAGTCCCGTCTGGTAAGATGCCAAAGGCGGGGATAATGTTATTTACCCTCTCACCGCTTCCATCTTTCCTTTCGTGAATTTTGATACTATCGTCCGTGAGATTGCCTTTTGTCACCCTATAAACAGGATAAGGTAGTTGAGCTTCAAGCCAATCAAGCCAATCATAAACGCTCTGTGGCTCTGCTTGTGTATCAGCAAAAACAGCGAAGTCAGGCATAGGAGTGATCTCGCCTTTAGCCGCCATTAGAGCGAGGCATGAAGATTGAACTCCCGCGCCAAGGTTTAGGACGTTCCATTGTGTTTCTGGTGGTGGTGTAAATAGATTCATCTCTGCGTATCAAGCCCCCATAGTTCGTGGTTTATGTCGTCAACGCAGTCTTTCAGGTAGATCAAAGCGTCAGCAACCGAGTAATCCTTCTTGTGTGATTCACACGGAAAGCATGATTCGATGTAAGCTATAACTTGTGCGCGGGTGTAACGCTTTTCTTCTGGCAGATCGTCTGGTGGCGCGGTGTATCTCCGCATATCTTCGTGGTTGGTCATTAGTGGCATATTAGCAGTAGGTTAATTCAAACTTCTCAACTTTAGGGATATAATAAGCCGCATAGCTTTTGCCGTTGCGGATAATCGTTTTCTTGCGAACATCGAAGCCGTCTTGCTTTAGTTCGTGAACACGGGAAGCCAGGCGCATACAACCGTAGTTATTCAAAGCGTCCAGCGGGGTTATCATCTCGCCTTTCTCAAGGTCTGATAGTATCATGTCGGTTTGTGTCTTTTTCATGGTCGGTTATTTTCTTGTGGAAGCTACATATCTGGAGCATTTCAGCCCCGTTTCAGGGTCAATGTTTAACTCGGTAGTGTGCCGCCACATCTCAAGCCCGTCTGGGACGATCACGGCCACACAATCGCATCCTTGCATCGTGTAGCATTGTAGTTGCCAGATGTAGTTTTCTTGGCGGCGAATCACGTTGTTGTTGCTATCGGTGTGGTAAGCAACCGTGAGGCTTTCATACCCCATTTTTGTAGCAACGTCAGGTTCGTAAACGGCGTAACCGTTTGTGTAGAATAGTGGTTCTGGTTTCATAGATTAAAAGGGAATTTGCGAATCATCCTCGTCGTCGTTAGCTTGGGCTACTGGTTTGCTGTATGGACTACCAGAAGATTTTTTATCCTTATTATTAGGAAGCAACGTCATGCGCTCACAACGAAAGCGAGTCTTGCTTTGCTGAACCCCACCCTTCTCGTATGTATCTTGCGTAACGGGGCCAGAGAATCCAACCATATCACCCTTTGAAAGAAATTTGGCAGCGGTTTCTGCGGTTTTACCCCACAATACCCATACAAACCAAAAGGTTTTCTTCTTGTCCCCGAAACCATCGTCAACCGCGAGCGTAACCTCGCAAACTGCGTCTCCTTTCGGTGTATGCCGTAGTTCAATGTCTCGCCCTACCCGTCCTATTTGTTGTGCTGTATTCATATCTGTGCTTTAAAAGGTTATGCCCAAGCTGGCGGGTCAAGTTCTACAACACCCTGATGTTTTGGCGAGAACTTTTTAGAAGAAACTGCACTTTGCCATTTTGCGACGGCGTTCATGTAACCCTCACGCCCTTTCTGAATGAATTCGTCAGACAATCGAATGACGGCCATTTCGTGCGGATAACTGTCTTCGATGAACAAGAATTCAAAGTGCGTCCTCGGTTCTTTGCCGCTCAGCCCGTTGTATAGGTCAAGATAAAGTGCTGCTTGCCAATGGTAGCCAAAAGACGTAATCAGCCGCTTCATGTCGTTCTCATCGCCAATACTAGCCGTCACCTTTAGATCAACGATTGTATTACCACTGTGGGGTAAAATATCCAGCATCCCTTTTATCAAAGTCTCCCCGATCTTACCGAAAGCCGCAACCTCGTAGTCACAAGCACCAAGCCCGAAGACATATTGCGATTCCATTACGGTGTCCTTAATGTCCTCCGCTCTGTGCCAGTCAACTTCTCTGACAACCTCAATCCCCTTCGACTGCATCTCTACCTTCCATTCCCGTGCTTCCTTGGTGCGGAAATCATCGTATTTGGAAATTGTGAACTGCTCGTCAACCTTTGTCGGCGTAAAGCATAGCGCGTGAACCAAGCTCCCGAAAATCATGTTCTCGGTTTGCTTAACCCCAATACCGCTTTGCCACTTGTAAGGCGACTTGTTGAACTGCCACAGCAAGCTTTTACTCACGGGTGCGTTAAGGTTCTCTGGCGTTGCTGTCAGAGCGTAATACTCGTTCCCCAAATTAGGAACTAAGCCTATCATTGTTTCTTGTGAAATGTTCATATTTTTAGTGCTTTGCAAATTCTCCGTATTCATTTTGTGCTGCTTCAATGCGAGCCTTTTGAGCTTCTTCTTTTGTTTCAAAATAACCCATTCCACAACGCTTCCCGTTGCGCTGAATTTGAGCAATCCATTTTCCGTATCTTTTACTGTAATGAACTCCTTTAATTCCAGAAGTATTGTCAATGCGGGTTTTACAGTTCGCGGCGTTATTTTTAAGTGTTGCTTCCCTTAAATTTGAAATCCTATTATCGCTAGTGTCGCCGTTAATGTGGTCAATAGCCCCAATGGGATTTCTGTTGTGAAACATGGCAAATGCAATTCTATGCGCTTTAAAAATCCTGCCTTGCATACCAATACAAATGTAACCAAGTTTGCCCTTGCTTCCTGCTTTTGAACCAACTGATCTACGGCTGCCTTTTTTCTTCCATGTTAAATCCCCACTTAGCGGGTTATAGTTGAATGTTTCGTTAAGATAAGCAATGTCTAATGGTTTGGTATTCATTCTTCTGGTGCGTTTTTGATTAGTTCTTCAAGATTCATTTTCTTCTTAGGTTGTGCTTGGGGTTTTTCGTCCCAAAGCTCAATCTTGTCCTCAATCGTTGCCTCAATCTCAATAGGTGGTGCTTCTTCCTCAATCTTTGTCGCTTTCTCAATCTTAACAATGGGAGTAATTGGCGTAATTGGGGTTACATTTCTTTGAGGCTCAGCAAAATCGTGAACTTCATCTTGGCAGTAAAAACCAAGGCTCAAATCCGAAGCATAGGCGCGACTCCAGAAAGACGCAGCGCGATACCGCAACATTTGGCCTGGCATAGTGATCCACTTACTGCCGTTCTTGGTTGACCATCCCTCTGCCTTAGCCATTGCCAGCGTGATCTTCTCCCCCTTCAACTCTTGCCCTGAAACCTTGTCGGTAGCCACGGCATAACAGCTTGTAGGCGAATCCTCGTCGTCGAATACAAATCTCAATGGCGAGTATCTGCCGCATGAGTTAATCATTCCGATCAATGCCGTTGCGCTCCAAGATGGTCGCCCGTGGATAATGGCTAGATTTTGCGCCACCATCAAACAATCAAGCCTTGTTCTTTTGGCAATATTGATTGCGATAGCGCAGTTGGCTATATTGTTTGCGAAGTCTTTAGGGACTAGGGTGGAAGATGCAAGCATTTTGGCCTGTCTCTGGACTAATTCAAATGCTCTTGTCTCTGCATCAGCAATACTCAATGCGGTGTTTTCTGTTGTTTCGTTCATAATGTTTTATTTTGTCTTTTGTTTTGTCTCTCAATCTCGGTTTTCGTTCTCAATCTTGGGTTTCACTTCTCAATCTTCATCGGCCACTAGAAAAGGCAACTCGGTAGATACCTCCCTCAATATGGCTCTCAATCTGAAAGCATGGCTAGGCCGTTCTGCTATGGCAGCAACCCTCTTACGAGCGTGACAAACCTGCTGGCAAGCTTTCCAGCCGACTAGATCGCTTGTTTCCTGTAACGTAGCCCCGCGACTCCAAATGGTTGCAATGATGTTGCGCGGAATCGTGGAAGTCTGCTTATGATTACCCCCTAAAACGAAGTTTGGATCACTGTTATAGTGCTTACAAACGATACTCACCAAGGTCTTAAATTGACCGTCGGGTAGCTCGTCAAAGCGGTTATTCTTATTCATTCTCATTAAATTTGTCTTTCTTGTGCGGATTCTTTAAATCCATTTATATTCTATTGCAAGTTTTTATTCTCAATCTGCTAACTTTCCCCCTCCAGAACGCTAAAACGCACACGCGACTAGCTGTTCACGACATTCTTGTCGTATATCCTTCGGGGGATTGATTGGCTTCTCAATCTGGCTTTTTGCCGTAATAGTATTCTGCGTTTTGTTCTTCTCGTTTTAGATCAGATTGGATGATAGTTTCTAGGTCTAATCTTTGCTTTTGTATGCATTCCAAATAAAATCTTATTCTTCCTGTCAAATAAGCGCAATGTAACTGCAAGCCATAACTTGAACATTCAGTTTCTTTCATAGTATGTATCGGTTAAACGTGACAGGTTTTGCAGGTGGTTCTAGCTTCATTGCCAGAAAACAACATGTCACAACTCTGGCATTTAAGAATTTTGTGAGCTTGGCCGTTTAATGTGTCTTCAAACCAATCACCATTCAATTCCTTGGGGCTGCTTTCGATGTATTTGATGGCATCAATGATCTTGTCATTCCAATCTTCAGCCCTTACTTTTTTGGGGTTTTTAGCTAATGTATTCACCATCCCGCAGAGGCAGGATATTCTTTCCTCTGCTTTTTTAAGTGCTTCCAATGCCATTTCCTTTTGGTTAGTTGTCATATTTGTCTTTTCTATTAGTTTTATTCTCAATCTTGCGTTTTACTTTCCTGCATCATTTCAGCATCGACAACGCCCTGTGCGTCACTTCGATCTATTCCTTCGGCTTCCAATTCGGAAACTCGCCTTTCGTATTCTTGCCAGTCGATGTCTTGTTTCATGTCTTTTCTTGTTTCGGTTCTCAATTCACAGCTTCCCAGCTTGCCAGAGCGTCCTCCAATATTTCAGCGGCCTTCTCGTATCGGTAGCGGCTGAACTCAACTTCCATAATGTCGAAGGCGAGCTGCATGTTATCTAGGAGGAACTCTATTTGTCGCTTCGTCTTGTCCAGCCGTTCGATCAGATACTCAATCTGGTTCTCGCTCCGTTCTAGTTCACTAAGTGCGCTCATATTCCAACGTCCTTTCTAAATGGTGATTCCTTGTGGCAACCTACGATCTTGATTTGCTTAAACGGAGGAACGCTATGCTTCCAAACATATTCCATCATATCTAAATCCAGCTTAGTTTCCTTTCTCAATCCGAGCTTTGCAAATAGACCGATCAGCCAGGCTTTCGCCCTCAATCTACGCCTTGCCCTTGTTTGCTCTCTCAATCTACGCTCTGCAATCAGCACTAGCAACGGATAGGTTACTAGCGCATCACGCCCAAATACTGTCAATGGTTTGTTTATCATGGTTTTTTCTTTCGTTTTTGTTTTCAATCTCAATCTTTCTTTTCATTAAAGCACCATCCAAGCGCAAGAACTCCGAAACCGTAAAAAGGCCGTTGTCCCAAATTCGCTGCAATGATCTTTCCATCTTGTCGCAATCCTCAATCGTGTTGCAACGGTTTATCCTCTCAATCGCGGAAGTGTAGTTTGTTTTCATAATGACTAGGCTCTCAATCTTTACATACTCAAAAGGTTCACAAAGCACCATAAAAGCAAGGCAAACGGGGATGCTATCGCCAGAATAACCAGCAAAGTTTCCGCGCTATCCAACACGCTGAAATGTGTTCTCAATCTGCTGTTCCTTCTGTTTCGCTTACCCAGCGGCAAGCCTCTTAATCTGTTTGTTTGGAAGTTCATGGTTTCATGTCTTTCGGTTTAGTTTTAAAAAATACTTTCAAATTCAACCATTTCTTGGATGCTTGCGACAACGCCGTTTGAATGGTAGTAATGATTCCCATAAGGTCCTAGTGTGAAATGATCTAGGAAAGATTGAGAATTAAATAGTCTAGTGATGCTCTCGATTGCTTCCTTGTGGCTCTCAAATTGATACCACTCATTAAAAACGGAATCGCCAGATGTTGCAGATGCGTAAATCTTGCTTGCATCTGAGTTAAACCACTCTGGTTTTTTTGCTTGTTTTGCGTATTGCATAAGTCTTGTCTTTCGGTTTAGGTTTAGAAACTTGAAACGATTATCCCGCCGTTAAACTCAATAAGTTGCCCGTTGTCATGGATGTATTCGCGAATCTTTTCGTCAAATTCTTCATCGTCAATATCTTCCGTTTCATCGAATCCCATTTCTTCCCTGGCGTTTGAGAAGTAATCATGTGCCCAATCTTGTAAGCTATCGTATTGTGAGAAGTCGCAACGGATAGCGACAACATCCAATTCCAATTCTTCGCCCGTGCTTTCCTCGTATTCCTCCAAGTATTCCGCAAGGGCGAATGCGCCAGAGCGTGTCCAATTTGCGTTGTCGTCTTGCATGAGTTCATGCGCTGTATCGTAGGTGGTAAGTGTCTTTTTCATAATCGTTTTTTTCTTTGTTTGTTTGTTTTGGTCGGTTTGTTTGGAGATTATCCAATTTTGGCGAGTTTCCCCTTTCCTTCTAATTCAACGCAATGATTATTCCGATTGACTAATTCCAAGCGTGTTTGAATAGCCATATCCAAACTTGGCAAGGTGTAAAGCAGCGTTTCATTTGAGCGGATTTGGAATCCCTTTGAAGTTTCTTTAATTGTGAGAGTGAGTGTTGTCATATTGTTTGTCTTTGTTTTGCGTTGCGTCTTGCAACTGGAATGAAACTAGAACGAGAGTCACACATTGTCCACATTATTTTCATCTTTTTCTAAAGTATTTTCATTTTCCCTTATTTTATCAGTATCAGAAGGCGCGTTTTGTTAGGCTTTTGAGCAATAAATTAAGCGTTTTGACAGATAAAACACACCAAAACTTGACGGTTTCCCGCTTTTCTGCTTCATTCTCTCTCGTGACTAAGGTTCGCGCTTAAAGTCATTCAAAGTTTCGGGGAAAGACCCTGAAAAGCCCCAAAAGATGGAAAGCGCGAACCTCCTCTTTCAGGGGCTTTTTCACTTTACATCACCTTGCATCAAGACAAGGCCACGGACGCAAAGGCTCTACCAAGAGTCAGAAGAAATAGAACGCTGGAAGCTCTGACTGACACCTTGTCAACTTCACGACTCAAAGGATTTAATAGCCTGACAGCAGCACCATCGACAAGCCCCAACTAGGCAGCTTTTCTTCAGTCAGTAAACAAGGAATCTTAAACGATGCCTAAAAGGTGGTATGCATATAAGACAAGCTTAATTCGAGTCGATAAAGCCAATAGGAAAACGCGCAGTCGTTACCACTTGATGAAACAAATCACAATGCGATTGCTTCAACTCGCCAAGCTTCAAATCAAATCAAACGATTCAAAAGCACGAGTTCACCAAACAACGAGAAACAACCCCAAGCCAATCGGCAAGGCTCGCTTACCTAGGCACGATGAAACCCATCACAACGCACGCAAGCGACAACGTAGCGCACCGTATCTAGTACAGCGCAAAACAACGCTTGCAGCTCAAACAAGTAACTAATCCGATTGATTGCTAATTACAGCTAATAACCAATGAAGTGTGAAAGGCTAATAACTAAGCAAATCGTTTAGATAGTCAGAATATCCTTTCGCTCTCAATGGAAAAAAAGCCACCGTGTGCGAGACTATGGCAGTTCTAAGGTAAAGCTTTGATCGAGTAACGATCAGCAACCAGGCGCGTGAGATACTGGCAATACAGCGTATCAAGCGCGATTCTTTACCATGTAACCACTCAACTTGTGACAACATGCATAAAGCCAAATAGAACGCTTGTTTGATTGTCTTATTCCATAAGGGTTTCAGGTTTATGCGACATTTACAGCGCACGTTTCAGTGTCAAACTACTGTTCAGCCTGCCGATTTAAACGATTGATTGAGACAAACGATTGCTTTAATGGTGTTCGATTGATTGCTGTCTATCTGAACAGGTGGGGGGAGGCGGTTCGATTGCCGTTTTAGATTTGAATCCCAATACGTTCAGTGCCGAAGAAGAAATTTCACAAGGGGGCTTGACTGATTAGGTTTATCTAGTTAGTTTTAATTTATGAACAAGCTAGGAGACAAGAGAGAAGATGGTTACATATTTAAAAATTACGTTAACCATAAGAACGGGAGTAGGTATGGGGCGTGGGCTTCCCCCGAGAGTTTTGCTAAACAATATGGTGCTGACTTCTTTGAGCGCAGAGAAGCTAGGTTTATTAAGCGCAAAGCAAAGGAAGCTAGCAGGGCGCAATGGCACAAGCATATGGATTATCTGGCATCACTGAGTGCTGACGAACGTGCGGCAAGGGATAAGATGATTCTTGAAACGTGGCAGAAGGAGTATCGTAATAAGAACGAAAAGCGTATTAAAGAACTTAATAAACAGTCTTATGAAAAGAATAAGGGGAGTGAGTTATTTAAGGAGAGAAGAAGGGAGGCAGCCCGTAGGCATTATAACAAGGTCAACGCCGAGAGGATTGCCAAGCTTGATGCTGTTCGGAAAGCTAAGGCCGCTGAGAAGGAGGCTAAACGAATTGTGCGGGAAGGGATTTTAGCTGAAGTAGCTCGTAAAAAAGCTGAACGAGAATTAGCTAAGTCATTACGCCCACCTAGAGTTGTGCTTACAGATGAGCAGCGCAAGGAACGTAGGCGCGATGAAAAAAGGAACTACAAGCATCGGCGCAGAGCTATATTGCGTGGGCAAGTGGCTAAAGCTACGCCGAAGGAGATACGTGAGGCTATGGTCAAAGCTAAAGGTAAGTGCTTTTATTGTGGGGGCAAGTTTAGCAAGTTGACGGTTGACCATGTAGTGCCGATAGCAAAGGGTGGTTCGCATACATTGGATAATTTGGTATTTGCTTGCCATGCGTGTAATTCGGAGAAACGTGATCTACCAGCGAATGAGTTCGGCGGTAAGTTTGGGTTGCTTATTGTTTAGTCGTGTGCTAGCAATGTTGCATGACAGAGCGAGAACAGGCGATGGCGTTTGCGGCTGATTTGGAGAGTTTGATCTGGCGTTATCGTGATGAGTTTGATATTACTGTGGCGAATTTGGTTGGGGTGTTAGAGTGTGCGAAGTATGAGGTGTTGTTGAGTGCGGGTGGGGATGATGAAGAGTTTGAGATAACCTTTGAGGATTGATTTATGGAAGCGGATTTAAAGGTATGTCGGTTTTGTTTGGATGATGCTGGGTATATGATTGAGGTGTGCCCTACGCATGAGTTTGTGGGTTGTTTGGAGTGTGGCAGGAAGGCCATGTGGCGGAGTAAGCTGGGTAAGTATGTGTGTCTGGATTTGGATTGTGAGTGGACAAGTGAGGTATTGCCAGATTACAGGGCGCGGGTTATGGGAGAATAATTTTTGATTTTGTTGTTGCGCCGCATTGTTTTGTAAGTATGTTGCGTTCGTTATGAACGAAGACACAAATAATAGAGCTGCGGGACAAGGGGGTGCGAAGTGATAGCGAGTTTGTTTATCTTGCTGGGGCTGACGTTGGTGATATTCGCCGTGTCGGTATTGAGTGCCTTTAATGGCGAGCATGGGGATCATTGATAAAATAATTTCAAATATAATTACAAAACGCTTGACCTGAGTTGAATAAGGTTTAGAAAGAAGCCGCTATGAACAACAAAGACACGACCATGAGTGAATCAGACACACCGAGAACGAATGAACTAGACGATAAGTTAGTTGATCTTAGTCCTAATCCTGAAACGGATTATTCACTAATGAAGTCTCACGCGAGGAAACTTGAACGCGAACTAACCGCCGTCACCGAGCAGCGCGACAGGCTACAAAAGATCGTCGATGAACAATGCAGAGTTTCATCCGTATGCCGTGAATACCGAGAGCAGCGCGACAGAGCATGGCAGACTATTGCTGAAATCAAACGCGACATCATGGAAGATGAAACATTTGGCAATGTTGTGATCAAGCTATGGCAAGAGCCATTAGACGAAGCAATTGAGCAGCGCGACAGGCTGGCGGTGGCCTTGGAAATAATCAGAGATCGCCTAGTATTTTACTCACTAAGTGATGAATATATAGATATGGCGGACGAAGCCCTCCGATCCCTAAACACAAACGAACAATGAACCAATCAGACACGCCGAGAACGGATGACCAGTCAGTCAGATATTATGACGATGCGACAGGCACAAGGATCGAATATGTAGCAGCAAGATTTGCTCGCCAACTTGAACGCGAACTAACCGCCGCCCGTCAGGAAATCAAAGACCTGCACAAAGCATACGGCTTTGAACTACGCGACCCGAACGGAACAATATGGGAATATGCTGCTAAGATTACCGCCAAACTCACCGCCGCCCGTGCCGAAATAGACAAATGGGAGCAAATAGCTTGCGACAAACTGAGTGAGGTTATCGGACAAATTGAAAAAACAAGATTAGTCACCGAGCAGCGCGACAGGCTGGCGGAGGCTATCTCTTGGGCTTTAGAAACAAATCAAGTGACAGGAGGATCGCGAGTAGCACTAACCGAAGCCCTCCAATCCCTAACCACGAACGCAAAAAGTCCATCCGTGGGCACAACTGAAACGAAACTGTGAAAACCATCTGTAAACACGCATATCCGTCCGATCTATGCGGGACGTGTAACCCCATCGCCAAAGAGTCGCGCAATGCCCGTCGTTCTGCGGTGCCTTGTTCTGCATTTAGGTTGACCAAGTTTACCCACGCATCAGCTATATCTGGAGGATACTTAGGACGGAGGACAAGGGATTGTTACGTGGATTTAAACGACGTTTCAATGCTCATAGAAGTGGAATCAACAGATGGAACTGAAACGAGAATAACACTCAAAGGAGGGTCTTCTTTTAACGTGAGGGAAAGACTAGGCTCAATAATCGCAATCATGAAGCAGAACAAAGAAGATCAGGAGCGCAAGTCTCATGCATCGGACGGTTTAACGAAATAAGATTATGAAAACATTTTATATCCATACATTAAACGGTATCCCTGCCGCATTTGACGGTTATCAGATTTGCTATTCCGCATATTTTGGGAAACCAAATATAGCCGTGAAGAGCCTCGCTCAAATCAAGCGCGAACAGAAAATAAGCATAGCCAATAGAGAGGCTGATGGTTATGACAACAAAGCAAAATTTGGACACTTGAGATACGCACTACCATGAACACCGAATCACGCCGCGAGTTTGAGGAATTATTTGCCAAGCCTAATTGTCATGATCTGGATATATACGTAGGTAAATCTTTTCATGGTCAATACGTTGATGAACAAACCCAATTAGCATGGGAAGCATGGCAAGCGGCGAGGGAGCGAGATAAACGCATCATTGAGGTATTAAAAGATGGCTTACAAACCGACGGATCGCACCACAAGCAATGGTATCTCAACGAAGTACTGAAACTAATAAACGCCGACATAGCTAAAGATGTTGAAACGCACTGGACGCATGATGGAGGAATCGCACCCTAACCAACCAACCAGCGAGAAGATATGAGATACGAAGTCAAAACTATACATGACGATTATGACTGCGAAGATTGCGGAGCGAGCTATGCGGAAGGGTATAAAATCTACCGTGACGGCGAGCTTGTCCACGAAATGAAACCCGTGGCGCATTGTCTAGGCGGCGATGATTTCAAGCCCGAAGATTGGGCTATATGGATTATCCGCGATCTAGGACATGACGTATGGATCGACGGATGGGAAGCTGCGATAGACACGAATCAAGATTAACAACCAACCAGCGAGAAGATATGAAAGAGGTAAATTTATACCAGATTGAACACGGCAACGGATGGCTTGGGAGTAAGTCAAATCTAGGCAAGGTTTTCGTAATTGCCGAGACAGCCAAAGAAGCCAAAGAGAAGATCAAACAGCAATGGGGTATCATCAATATTGGCTCATGTATGAAGATTAACTGCGTTAAATAACAACCAACCGAAAGAACGAGAATGAGTGAAGAGATAATATTAGAAGTTAAAATAGTGATCTATAAGGTTTTATCTTTTGTATTACTCACCTATTTAATAATAGCAATAAAATCATGAAACCAAACAACAAAAACGCCACCAAGCCAGAATCCGAAAAAGTCTGGAACAAAGGCAGAATCACCGTCGATCTAGGAGTTCCGCTAAAAACAATTCTAGATTCGTATGCCGATAGAACAGGGCAAACGAAAAAGCAGGTTGTGTTGCAAGCACTTAACGAGAAACTGAGTAATGGATAATCCATCTTGCCACAGATGCGACGGCTTCCTTGAACCAGACGGAACGTGTGAAAACTTCTATTGCGTTAACTTCACCTTTAAGAAACCTATAAACGAACTATTTACAATCGAACCCAGCGAGTCACCAAGGCTAAAGTGGATGCGTAAACACGACATTAAGGTGACTCAAATTAACGATGAACATTTTGCCGTTACTCGCGGTAATAATTACGTTTGCCAGGCAGATTTACAAGATTCAGCTCTGTTTCTTGCGGCGAAAAGACTAGGACTTTTGCTTTGGAACGAGGAAGGGATTGACAAGTCTTAAAGTAATGCGCCTTTCTTAAGATTATCCATTGCCCACAAAGGTTGAAGATTGGTGTAATGGCAAAGTTTAAGTAGTTCTTCTTCGTTTTTAGCAGATGCTAATGGGATAATATGGTCTATATGCCACTCAGAACGATTAGCCCAAGACATACCATCTTTAAATTGTGATTCTAGGTGCGCGGCTGCGGTTGCATAATCAGCCCCCAATATTTCATAAGTAGCCTTAGCCTTTTTAAAGCCCCCATCTTTCAAGGCATTTCTCATTCTAGCCCTTAGTCTAGTTCTCATCACGTAAATTGGGTCTAATTGTTTGCGCTTTTTGTCTCTTTCCCTTCTTCTTGCATTGCATCTTTCACGGTTACGCTTGCCCCATACCCTAGAATTTTCACAATGTTTTACCCTGTTTTTTTCTCTCCACTCAGCGTTTAATTTTCGGTGGTATTCGGGGTTTTTAAGTTTTTGTTTCCTGTTTGACCTATACATACTATCGCGAGTTGCAATGGCCTTATCCCAGTCCAACCAAATTTCCCCGTATCTGCCATATTGCCAGAATACCTTGCCATCTGCCCTTACATCCCACCTCTTCCACCTCCAATCTATTCTGTTGACACTCGGGTGGTTTTGATATAATCCTTGTTTGCTCTTCGACATAGTGATTTATGTTATGAGTATAGGTGTTTGTTTCAGACACAAACGCCTAAACCAATTTAGCAGTAATTTATAAAAAGTCAATAAACAGAAAGTATGAGTGATACGGCGTTCAAATTAATGGGGGGTAATGGGGGTCACGTATTAAATGCTGGCGAAGGCGCACAGACAGGCAAGACCTATCGCTGGATTCAGTTCATCGAAGATACGGTGTTTTCCACACTTCAAGGCAACCTTACAAACATTGCCGATCTTCAGACAATCACCCACCTAGCAGGAACGGGAATTGGCGGCAACTTTACTGCTGTGACTGTTTCAAGTGGAACTTGCATTGCATACGATCAATAATCTGTGGCTTCTTACCGTTCATTTGGGAATTTGGACGACCAACCCCTAATTGACGGGGACGTTGGTTTCATGGGAATGAACCAGCGTGAGCAACCGAATCAGTTAAAGGCTGGCGAGGTTGTCTTGAGTAAGAACGGCAGGATTGATGGTTATTGGCAACCGAGGCGCGGGATTGAGCTTAAAAGCGGTGCTTTAGCGAACAGCGCAAACCCATTGTTGTTGCCTTTTATCGTTAAGAACACTCCGCTTGCTATCACCACAGCCTCACGAACTTCAAACGTAGTTACGATTAACTTTGGTTCAGCGCACGGGATTAACAGCGCGAATTTGCCAGCTTACATTACGCTTGGTGTCCCTAGCAACTCAACCCAGCCTATTACGGGGATAAACGCAGGAGCTTACCTTTTCAGTTATGTAGATGCCGATAGCCTTAGTTTTGCTAATGCTGGAGCTGACGACCCCGTGCTGACGGTTGACGGAACTTATGGTGTGATAGGTACGATCCTAAACGACACGGCGGTAAGTAATATTTACGGCTCATGCGTGTTTAGTGACCCAGCGACAAATTCTGAGGAAAGCGTGATTATTGCCACGAACAATGAGGGTAAAAAGGTTTTGCTTAGTGATTATACGGTTAGCAGCGTTCCCTACCCAACGGGTCAGATTGTTTCTGACGAGGTTGAGATGCTACAAGCCTTTGACCGTATCTATTTGTTCCGCGATGGTGAGAGAACATGGGAATACATTCCTAAAGGTAGGGCTATCAGCGCGGGGGCTTATGTGTCTGCAACGGGCGTGGTTACTATTACACTTAGAGAACACGGCTTGAGTATAGGTGATGGCATCACCATTTCCTCTCTTGGTTTTTCCGCTACCCCACCGACAGCCGACCCTAACGGTAGCCATACGGTAGCTACGATTGTTGACGCTGATAATTTCACCTATGTGATAGCAACGGGCAACGGCAACGAAACCTACACGGCCAATACTGGCACTATGGTTTCCGATGGGTTCACCCTTTGCCCAGCAGGAGTTTACTCGCAGCCACAGTATTTCAACATTGCTGGCAACGACTACGGAGTTAGCAACGGATTAGTTCGTATTACGGTGGTCGGCAACACCACTATTGTTGCTGGCGATAGAGTTAATATCCGTGCAACTGACGTAGCATTGCTTGAGCCAATTATCGGGCAGAACTTTATTGTTACCCAAGCCACCGCAACCGACATTTATTTCAACGCACCTATTCCAAACATTACTTATGGCACAGGGAGTGGTTCGGATTTTATCGAATTCGGTAGCCGTTACAGCTTGGGGCTTGGATTTACCCATATTCCCGCTCCGAAATGGGGGGTTTACTTCCAACGCCGCTTGTGGTGTCCGTATTTCTATGAGCCAGAAGGCACGGGAGTAGCACCTACCTATGCAGACAGAAACGTGCGCGATGAGATTTGCGCTTCGGACATTCTTGACCCAAATACTTTTGATTCTGTGCAATCCCAATTCAGGGTTACGGCTGGAATAGCTGACTATTTGGTTGGCTTACACCCGTTCTATGACGACAACATGATTGTTTTCAACCGAAATAGTGTGCATTTGATTAGCGGGACACAAGGAACGCTGGCAGATACCACTTTACGGGAGCTTACAAGGGAAATTGGTTGCTTAGCTAGGCGTTCTATTGCCAGCAAGGGTAATGCGATCTTCTTTTTAAGCGATGATGGAGTCTATGGCTTGGAGTTCTTGGACGAATACAACTTGCGTGGCGTTGAAGAGCCACTTAGTAAGCCAATCCAGCCAATTATTGACCGAATCAATAAGCGTTTAGCGTCAAACTCGGTGGCTATCTACTTTGACAACCGATATTACTTGGCTGTTCCGCTTGATAGCGCGGCTGGGGCTGATGATGCCACGGGAAACAACTCTGTTATCATTTACAATACCAAAAACAAGGGCTGGGAAAGTGTGGACGTTTTCGGCAATGACGATTTCAACGTCACGAACTTTATTAAGGGGCAAGCAGAAGAGCGAAACGAGCTGCACTTGGTAAACGAAAACGGCGGGTTACATCTTACCGACTCCAGAACAGAGGCTTTTGATACGTATTCAACCAACGTGGTAGGAAATAGCACCAATACTGGAATCGACTATGAGCTTAAAACAAGGGGCTACGCTTTCTCGGATTACGGGAGAAAAAAATACAAGAAGGCAAACGTCCAAGTGCAGTCAGACATAGACAACGCTTCTGATGTTGATTTCTTGTTCTCTACGGAAGACCCTGATAGCACCGACACGATTGTAACCGACATAGCAACTATGCTTGATGCGAACATTGGTTTGCCAGGCCAACTTGAGCCAAACGAGACAGCAGACTTTAGTTTCAGGCTTGGCAATCCTCGCGGGGTCTATGGTGTGTTGACAATTAGGCGCAAAATAGTAGGATCGTCCGCAATAGGTCGTCCTAAAGTTTCTTCGATTGCGATTGAAGCAACAAAAGCAAGCAGACAGACTATTACACAATACTGATTATGGCGATTCTTACTAAAGGGCAAACATTTGCAGATGGCGATGCGGTTACAAGTTCCAAGTTGAATAACCTTGTGGATAACGCTGCCTTTGTTACTGGCAGCTCTGGCACAACCGATGATTCAAGCCTTGAAGTAAATGGTGGTGGGCGTTTGCAAATCAAAGACAGCGGAGTAACATCTGCTAAGCTTGCTGCTGGTGCAGTAACTACATCAAAACTTCCCAATGCCACAAGCGCGACTGACGGTGTTACCTATGCTAAAATTCAGCAAGTAGCTTCTATGCGAGTGATTGGAAACGCATCTGGTGTTTTGGCTGCTCCAGCGGAAGTTGCTGTTTTAGATGAGAATGACATGGTTAGTGATAGCGCAACGTCACTAGCGACACAACAAAGCATTAAGGCATACACCGATTCTAGTGTGGCAGCAAGTTTTGTTCTTTCCGCATCACAAACGGCATCGGGGACATTTGTTGACTTTACGGGGATTCCTTCCACAGCGAAACGTATTACCTTGTTGGTTTCTGGACTTAGCACGGGTGGCACAAACGCAATCCTTGTTCGCCTTGGCGATTCTGGTGGCTTTGAAAACACGGGCTATCTTGGGGCTACGGCTGAGATTAGAGCTACCCCTGACGTAAATAACGAGACAAGTGGAATTCTTCTTTCGCCGGCCCCTTCCGCCTCGGATATATGGCACGGCACAGTAACAATATCCAAATTGACGGGTAATTTCTGGGTTGCTACGGTAACTGGTGGTTTGAGCAACACAAATAATGCTTTTGCTGGTGGCGCGACTAAAGAACTTAGCAGCACTTTAACCAGCGTTAGGATCATTGCTAACGGAGATTCTTTTGATGCGGGAACAGTAGCTATTACTTATGAATGATATGCTTGATAAAGCCAAACAAATTTACATGCTTGCTGGCGGGGATTTTCACGCCCAGCTTGGGTGGCATTTAGTTCATGGCGTAATTATCTCGCTGCCTTTTGCGTTCTGTATGGGTTATTGGTGCATGAAAGGCGACGAAAGGGTTGCTGTTTCCCACACCGAGGCTGATTGCATTTGCCTTACCTACGTTTGTGGCTCTATTAAAGATGCCGTAACCCCTCTTGTTGGCTCTGTGCCATACGTTGCTTTTCAGCGCGAAATAAAAGGCGATCCTCGCTTTCGGACTTATGACTTTTCAAAAATTTACTCTAAAATATAATGGGCGGCTTAAAATCAATCGTATCGGGGCCTGATAAGGTCAAAGCACCTAAGATGGACATTGGTGGTGATATTCAGAAATACGTTTCTGGGTATAAACAGGCTTTGCCATCCGTCCTTAGTGCTGAGAAGCAATACCGCCCAGAGTTCCTAGGACTAAACCTTGGTGACGTTGGGAGCTTCCTACAAGGCACACAAGGACAACAAGGGCTTTACGGACTTGGTAGAACAGCGCAACAAGAGGCTGGACAAAACATTTTAGATGCGCGTGGAACTGAATTGCAAGGAATGACGGGACAAGCTGGTGCTTTCCGTAGCTTTGCCCAAGCGTTATCCCCAGAATCCCAAACGCAAGTTGATGCGGCTAACATGGAGGCGGCAAGGGCTACCCAAGCAGCGCGGCAACTAACGCCAGAAGAGCAACGCATGAGCGATCAAGCGCAGCGCGAGGCATTTGCTTCCCGTGGTATGTTAAATAGCCGTGGAAGCGTCGCTGGCGAGGTTTTAGGTCGCGCTGGCGTAATGGCTCAGAAACGTCAAGAAGCCGACTACAGCCGCCGTGGAGCGTTCGATATGGCGCAGAACTTTTATACCGCGCCTGGAATACAAGCACTTGGCAACCTTCCGCTTTCCTACCAAGCTGGACAACAGCAACTAGGCTTAGGCTTAGGCGCAATCGGTAGTGCTGTCCCGCAAATGATTAACCCTGATGCTGGCGCGAACCTTGGTATGCAACAACGCTCAAACCAAGTTGCAGCCCGTGGCGCAAACGCACAAGCACAAGCTGGCTATACTTCTGGTATTTTTGGCGGGGTCGGCAGCGCACTAGGCGGTTTCTTCGGAAGATAAAAATTTAATAACATGGCATACGGAAATTCACAGCGACTAGGAGAAACCATTGATCCAAGGTTGATGCAAGCCGATTTTAGCGGCTTTGCAAACGCTGGTATGATTCAAGGGCAAGCACTAGCACAAGTTGGGCAAGACATTGGCGGCATCCTGAAGCAAAAGTCTGAAAACGAACGCAGGATTAAGAAAGCCGAGCAAATGGCTAAGTCTATTCGTGATGCTATTCCAGAACTTGCTCCGATGGCTGAAAACGCTTTAGGTGAGCTTAGCAATCCAGATATTTCAACAAACCAACGCCTTGCTATTGCTGCTGGTATTGAGGATTCGCTTAAAATCGGAGTCCTTGGATTAGAGCGTTCGGATTCTGAGCGGGAATTTGACTTCCGCGAAAGACAGTTTGGTTCTAATTTGATGCTTGAGAGAGACAAACTAGACGCGAGTATGACGGGTGGCGATTCCTTAATGAGTCTTACTCCTGAAAAAATAGATGCTTATAGGGCGGCTGGTTACGATGTGGATATTGTAGGCGAGAACCAAGACGGAACTTTGGTGGTTAAAACAGCAAAAGGCAAAGGAGTCGGCTCAGGCGGTATCGTTCCGATACAAACCGAGAACGGACTTATATTCCAGCAACAGCCACCAACTTCTTATGCCCCAACCCCAAGCGCAAGAGAAGGAGTCCAAGGTGGGCTTAGTAATAAACTGCCAGAACCGCTAAAGCCTTTTGGTGGTTCATTTGAAGCAGCAGGGGCTAAACACGGAGTTGATCCGAACATATTAGCCGCCATTGCAATGCACGAAACTGGAAACGGAACATCTTCAGCGTTTCGTAACAAAAACAATGCAATGGGTGTATCTAATGAAAAAGGCCCAGTTCAAATGGGGAGCGTCCCAGAGTCTATTGAGAAAATGGCTAGGCTTCTTGGTCAAGGTATTAACGAAGGAAAGGGCCCTTATGCTGGGGTTAAATCAATTAACGATATTGGACGTATTTACGCCCCCCAAGGTGCGGGTAATGACCCTACTAATTTAAATCAGTATTGGACAAACGGAGTAACCTCAAACCTCCAAAAACTAACCCAAGAAGCAGAACAAATTCAAACCGCTCAAAATCTTTCACCACAATCAAACGTCCCACAAACTCCCGTCCCTAAAGGTGATGTATGGAGAATGGATAGAGATGGTCTTACGGCTGGAAGGGTTGAGGGAAGCTCTGCTGAAATTGATTACAAACTTAAAGAACAAGAGCTTGAAAAAACAAAGCTTGAGGCAAAAAAAGCAGAAGCAGAAATGCAAAAGGGACAAACCGCAGCAGATAAAACTGCACAACAAGCGGCCAGCAAAACCAACTTCATTATAGATAAGGCAAACGAAGCTGAAGAAATTATCAGAAACGATATTGCTAGTTATGGGGCTGGGGCAATAGTGGACATGGGTAAATCCATGATTCCAGGCACAGCCGCGTATAAACTTCAAAAACAAATCCTACCCGCATTGAAAGATTCTATTGCGTTGGACAACCTTAGAAAGCTCAAAGAAAACTCACCAACTGGCAGCTCAGGCATGGGTTCTCTTACCGAAAAAGAAGGTAAACGCCTTGAAAACGCTTTCGGTGTTCTTGATGTTGGTGGGGATAAAGAAACCTTACTAAAAGATATTACCCGTCTAAAAGAAGAAACCTTTAATGCTGTTCACGGCACAAGAACTGAGCGAGAAAAAGGAATCAAAGAGGGCAAGATTACAAAAGATCAAAACGACCAAGTAGAACAAATGTATCGTGAGCAGATTCTTGGCTTAAAAGAACAAATCCAACCGCCACAAGGATTAGGTTTAAGCCCAGATGTTTTAAACGATCTTGAAGAGTTCAGAAAACGCCAAAATAAATGAGTTCCCCGCTTACAAAGCAATACAAAGATGAAATCACCCTTTTTGAAAAATATGTTCAGGAAGTGGGTAGCGAATATGTCGCGGCCAAGAACAAGGGTGACACAGCCAGAGCTGAAGAGGCTTTGGGACTTCTTGATAAGCTAGACAAAGAACGCCCAAGAATTGACCAGAAGTATCAAGAGTTACAATCCACTAGGGTTAGTGATCTTCTTAAAGGTATTTCATCTGGCGACCTAATTACAGATAAGAAAGTCACCAAAATTGCAGTTCCGAATATCGACATAGCTGGCTTCGGCGGTGCAATGGCATCTGGCGAAGACACGGTAACAGAAAGGATCGACAAGCGGTTCAACCCTAAAAAGGCTAAGACTGCTTTAGCAGAAGTGTTTGAAGTTGACCCAGAAAGAGTCGATGTTGAATCTGGACTTGGTGCTGGGGCTACCACCGCGCTTGGTGGACTACAAGACCCTGACGCACAAGAAGCATATCTAAAGCAGAAATTTCCAACGGTATTGCGAATGGTTATTGACGGTAAGCCCAACTTTGTTGTTGAGGACAGAACCGATACCAAGCTTAAAACCGACAAGGGTAAATTCAAAGTTGTTTTCCCTAAAGGAATCCAAGGTGCTGACGTTGCTGCGTTTGCTGCTACCGAAACCGCACCGATTATCGTCGGGCTTTTAGGCGGTATTGGTGGAGCTGCTGTAGGTTCACCTTCGGGGCCAGGTGCTATTGCTGCATCTGCCGCTGGAGCTAACCTTGGTTACTCTGGAACTGGTGCATTGCAAGACACTATTTATCGTGGGGCATTGGGCATTCCGCTTGATCTTAGTGAAATTGCATCTAGGCGAGGAAAAGAAGCCGCGCTTGGTATGACTATTGACGTAGCCACAGCAGGAACAGCGTCTAAGCTTGGTTTATCTAGGGCTGGTAAGGGAATTGAAAACGAGGTTGAGAAGAACCTTAGAGAGTCCGTAGAACTTCTGAGAAAAGAGGGAATGGATGTGAATTACCCCATTGGTGCGGCGGGTGGAACAAAAGGACTTCTTTACGAACAAGCGTTGGGTGGGGCTTTCCCTAAAATGCAAGTTGGGCTTGAACTAGAGAAAAACCGTAAAGTTTTTGCAGATTTCCAGAAAAGTTTTGTAGAGGGAAGACCCGTAACTAATAAATCCGAAGTTGTAGAAATTCTCAAAAAAGAAGTCGATAATGTGGCAACTCGACTTGCTGGGAGAAAATCTAGTCTGGAAATTCAGCCTAAACGCTGGGCAGAGCGGCGTATCGCTCAACTCATGCCAGATGAGACAAGCATGGCGGAGGCTGGGAAAAATGTTTCGCAGATTTTAACCAAGGGGCGCGAATTCACCAGACAAGCCAAAAACGCTGAATTTGACGCTTGGGCGAAGTCCACAACAGCAACACAAACACCAGAGGAATTAGCAAATGTCCTACGTCCTATAGTCCAAGATTCTGGATTGGGTAAAAACCCAGCCGTAGAAGAAATAATGACAAGGCTTGGTAATGCTGAATTTGATAGAAAAGCAGCGCAAGAACTAGAGTCAGAAATAATGAGAGCTGATGCCGCTGGTATTTTAGTGCCAGAACAGGCACGAATTAAGTTAAAAAACCTAAGGGAGTATTCGGAGCCATTCGATGCTATTAGGTCGAGAGACTTAATTAAAAATCTCCAAGCAGACATACCAAACACGCCTATTGGTTGGAATAAAAACAACGATGTAACCCGCAAAGCAACCGAGGCTATTAGAGATAACTTCCAAAGCAAATTAAACTCACAAGAGTTGGCTGGATGGGATAAATTCAAAGATGCTTACACTGACTATTTATCTTTTGAAAAGGGGCAAATTGGCAAGATGGTAGAAGATAACTTTGGTGATCTTAAAATAGCTCCTGAAAAAATTATTAAAAATGCGATTTCCGACACAAAAGCAGCAAACGATATTTTTAACGCCGTAAAAGCTGCTGGAGATGTTGAGGGCGAAGCCTATTTGCGCGACACTCTTCAAAAGGCATATCTTGAAAAGATTGGGCTTTCTTCGCAAAAAGGATTCAAAGTAGGAAAGACCAATTTTGACGATGGTATGGTTGATGCGCTTTGGGGTAAGACGCTTGGTGGTGAGCGGGTTAAAAAAACACTTAAAGAGGTAAACCAATCTCTTGAGCTTGCCAAGGTGGATTACGCCACAATAGACCCAGCAGCAGCGGCTCGACTTCTTGAGCCGATTTCTGATAAGGAAAAGCAAACCTTGATTAAAACGATCGTTCAAACCGCAGACCTTCAAGCGAAGGAAGATGCCTTTATGCGGAACGAAATGATTAAATCCATTAAGGACGGTAAACTTGACGTTGCTGATAACGTGGCATTTGGAAGCGAACTAGCCAAAGCGAGAACTACCGATGTTATCGAAATAGCAGCAAGGCTACCCTTACAGAAAAGGAAAGAGGTTGGCGCAGATATGATTGCAGCTATTATGCAGGATTACGCTCCGAAAGCAGGAGCGAATCAGACCCGTCACGGAATTGACCTTTGGGACGGCGAGAAATTCATAAAAGAATTAGGTGGGTGGAAGCGAGGTATGCCAAACGCTCCCAAAACAATTCGCAATCTGGATGCTATTACAGGAAGCCCCAAACTGGCAGACCAAATTATAGCGGCATCAAGGGTGCAAGCGGCGAACAGACCTATTGGTAAAGAGGAAGCATTGGAGTTAAGGCTTTTGGTGAGTGGAACAGGTGGCAAGGTTTACACGGAGGCGGCTTACTTTGGACACAAACTAATTGCCGCTGCTTATGGAGCAAATATGCTTGAGCCGTTTTTAAGAAGAATGTCAAAAGACATTGGCGATGAGGCGTATCAGCAAAACGTCCAACGGATGATGAAAGGATTAGCCACTACTCGCGTCGGCATTAACGCAGCAGCGCAACAGGCTAAGAACGACCCTGATTTCTCCAACCAATTCCAGACAATTATGGCTGAGATTGAGGCGCAAAATAAAGAAGAGCAACAAAACGAGCGATAATTGCTTGCCAAACCCATCAGGCTGAATAGCCTAACGAGACATGGACGAAACAAAAGACACAGACCTTTCGGCTATTGACAGCAAGGAGGCGATGATTGAGTTCATTAGCGCGATACGTGAACGTGCTAAGGACTTACCAAGGAACTGTGCTGAAAACTGCAAGCCTGACGTTGCAGCAAAGGCTTTATGGTTGCTGGCACAAGGGGCAAACTTCCCTGAGATTCGCCGCATTACGGGGTTGTCCCATGAAACAATTCGTCGGCTAGAGTGGGCGCATAACGATACCCTAGAACAAAAACGGAAGCATTTTTCGATGCGTTATGCGATGGCCGCAATGGAATACACCGACCTTTTGTTTAAGAAGGCTGAACAACTTTACGACGATCCTGAACAGCTTTCGCTTGTTTCGCCAGAGAAGCTTGCTACTACCATTGGTATTATGCAGGACAAATCTTCCATGCTCGCGGGACATACGGGCGAGGTTAGCAAGAAAGAAGGTTTATCTATCGAAGATGCCCTTGTGCTTATCGAAGCCTCGCGTAAGAAAGTAGCTGAGAAAGCGCAGAATAAGATTATTGAAGCGGAGGTTATAGATGAAGGCCCTTCTATTGGGGCTTATTTTTGTAGAGGAAGTGAATAAAAAATGACCCATGCTTAACTGGACTCCACACGAAATCCTGCCGATACCTACCGATGAGGAAATTGCCTCTATGGAGGTTGAGGATTTAATCGCGCTGCATACCTCGCGGGAGGAAGCGGTGCGTAATGCAAACAAAGACCCGTTCAGATATGGTTTCAAGTTCGCACATTGGAAAAAGGTTTGGGATGAGCTTGTAGAGAAGGACGAAGCACTTGTGTTGGGCGGAAACAGGTCGTCTAAGACGCAGTTCGGGGCATACAGCGTTGTTAAAGCAGCAATGGAGAATCCAGCCTCTATTATCATGTGCTTTGCTCAAAGTTCAGAGGTTAGCATTAGGCAACAACAGAGCGCGGTTTACAACTGGTTGCCACCTGAGTATAGGATGAAGCAAACGAGTAGCAACGCATACATTAGCTACACGCTGAAGAACGGCTTTACCGATAACTCACTAATCCTACCAAATAAGAGCCAGATTCTATTCAAAACCTACTCGCAGTATCAGAACAACCCTACTTTCATCGAAGGCGCGGAACTTGGTTCTAAAGGTGCTACATGGCACAATATCGGGGTTTGGTTGGACGAAT